GAGATAAGCCGCCCTCAAGCAGAGGGTTCCACATCATAGTTTCTGGTTCTTTAATGGCAAGGTTAAGAATAACAAGTTCATTAATACGTTGAATACCGCGAGCGTACTGTGTAACCTTTTGGTTCCATTTGTTCATTAAAGGTTGGAACTGAATAGAAAGCGCAACACCCGAAGTGTTAGAGATAGGCTGGGCCATACCTAAAGCAGTTTCTGGAACACCAGTCATTTCGTGCATAGCTTTTTTCATAAGGGCTAGGAAATCCATAGCACCCTTTAAGCCTTGTGCGCCACCTTCAAGGTTTTCTACACGAGCGTCTTTAGGAAGACCGCCCCATACTTTATTAGCGCCTTTTTCTAACTGATTAGCTTTTGCGCCAATAATAACAGTAACAGGGGCAGCGTGGTAATTAACGATATCTGCAACATCTGTTGCCACTTCATTGTAGGTGCGGTTAATAGGAATGATGTCATGGCAATCAGAAAGCCCCCAAGGAGAGCCAGACACCCTAACATTAGGTATATGAATGACGGGAATTGTTCCAAGTGGGTTTGGGCGTGAGTCAATAAGCTCATCGTTGATGTATTCCTCAATAATGTCATCGGTAAGGATTTCTGTATATGTGAATACCTGCCGAGTTCCTTCAAGCGAGGTGCCCCAAAAACGGTACTTTAGCTTGAAACGGACTAGCCGCTCGCGGTCATGCGGGTGGAACTCGGGGAAACAGAACGACGCATTAAGAGGAAGGACACGAACTTTACCAGCGTGCACCCGTCCTACTGAATCTGTGTATGCTTCTTCATAAGCAACTTTAACAAAACAGTCACCTGAGACAGCGCCTTGTTGGCCCATTTCCCAAAGGATGGTGCCTTTATCATTATCCTGTGACCACACGCGCTCAAGCAGGTCAGGTACGATACCTTCAGTCTGCTTAGGGCTACGGAAATGGCAACCATGGCTAAATGAGAAGTTAATGATGTAGTCAGTCAATGCACGGTAATAATTAAGAACCATCTGGGTTTCTCCAGCCTGACGGCGGTAAGAAGCATGATGGCCTAGGTACATTGCCCAGTTAAGGGAATAACGGTTTAAACGAGGACCGTGAACCTCAAACTCTTCATCCGCAAGTTCTACAAGGCCTAGCGGGGAAATAGAGATAGTTAAGTCAGAGGATGCCGCCCTATAACTGGGAGGTGAGAAATCAATACTCACTTAGCGCCTCTCTTGTTTGACTTAACAAATAATAGCATAATTTATTTATTACCCTCGTAAACGTTCTCCGCGAGCAGTATTAATTCCAACTGGTTTAGTAACTTTTTTCTTTTGGGAGGCCATCTTTGCGTCCATACTTTCTTGCACGTAGTCACGAAACCGCGGGTCAACTTGGCTTTCCTTGTCTACAAACTTTCCGCCACTTTGGGAGTAATGTGAATGTACCCAGTGGGCAGCAGCAGGAGAAGGGTAAACCCGAAAGCGCGATTTAGCCTGTGCAACATACATGTTCCACATTTTTGGGTTAGCAGGAAGTTGCTTCGGTCCTTCTTTAACAGACTTGCCTTGAATAAGTGCCATAAGAAATCCTAAGTGCCCCCCACCTACCAATGTTGTAGTAGGCAGGCAGGGGGCATTTCCCAGGTAGCGGGATTAGTCCTGAACGACAGATGGGTTCAGGCGGAACTGATGTCCACCATCACGGAAGACTTCTGCAAATTCGTTAACTCCATGGTCTGCAAATGCATCACTTGCAAAATCTTGGAGAAGACTTGGCGCTTCCACCCATGCTGCGGAACCTACGTGAGCGCGCTCACGCATGGTCTCTTCTGGGAATTTTTCGAAAACGTTCTGGTTATGGTTTGGACGACCAGGGGCAGGAATGTATCCCTGCATAGCTCCCTTGGTGAATTCCATAGGAACGTCGGTATCCGTAGCAAGACCTTCTTCAAAACGAAGTGGGCCGCGCTGACCAGGTAGGGCAGGCGCAATGGTACGGTCATATACAGTTCCAGGCTTCTCAGGGTACTGAGGCGCTGGTGCAATGTTCATTGACATTTGGAGAATCTCCTTAAAGTTAAGGTTGAGGTACCTCACTAAAAATTATCCCTGTTAATGAGGCTTTCGTCAGAGTAAACTCAAATTACCTAGAGAAAAATGGTGAAGATGAAACTTCAGCCTCTGGCATAGTCATGTCCAGAGTTAAACAACAGGCAATAGCCAAAGAGTCCGCAAAGTCATCATGTGCATGGGCTTCATTAGGAGCCGCTGCAGTAAAGTTAGGTCCTTGAAATTTAGTTTCTAAATCAGTCATTTGCTGGTAAAAACGCTTATATGTACGAAGTCTACGAGTTTTAGCGTGAGCAGGAAATCCAACCATACGACGGTCAATAAGAGCCTTAAGATGCTTCCAACGCTTTGATTGCTCAGACTGGCTACTGCTTATAGGAACAACTTCTGCTCTTGGTAAAAGAAGCTTAAGTCGCTGGGCTACTGCGTCCCCCACACCGTTTGCATCAACTCCAACAATAAGAACGTTGTAGTTAGCAAGGAAGTTTACAATTTGGAAGTACTGGTCCTCCCAGTCATCTCCCTGAATCTCAAGCCAGTTAAGTACTCGGTGGTCGTAGTAACCAAACTCATCAGGGCGGTCCCAGTCAACCCAAACAACTGTGACTACTGTGCTGTCCATCTTTCGGGCAGGGTCAATACCAACAACCACTGGGGTACGGTGCCAAGCACGTACTACTTCTTGACTAGTATCACCTAGCTCGTCCATAGTGTTAGAGGTAACGAACATACCCTTTTCAAGCATCCATTTGCAGTTGTAAGACATTTGGAATTCGTCAGAATCCTCGCCAATGCGAAGCATCTCCTTACGAACGAACTTGTCGTATTTAGGGTTAATCCTTGAAACATCACGCCAGTCCCATTCAAAGTGGTTTTTTCTAGTCCCCCTAGATGTTTGGCGGCGCTTGTTTAATTGAATAGAGCGGTAAAAGTTGTTCTTTATGTTAGTTGGGGTACCTGTCTTAACCATGGTTCCTGAGTAGTACGCAAGCATAGGAGAAATAGACTTAGAGACAATAAAATCATCTGCACCTTGACACTCATCAATAACAATAAGGTGAAACGACTTAGATTCAATCTTTGCTCGGGGGTTAGCAGTCATCATCATAAGGCTACTGCCAGAGTTTTTAAGTTTGATTTGGCGTGTAATACCAGGCACTTTGCCAAGGGAGTCATCAATTTCAGGGTCACCAAGAATTTCCTGGGCGCGCTCAGAAGTAAGACGGTTTACGGTTCTACCAAACAAGGTTTCTACCTGGCCCTCAACAGGAGCAAACATACCAATCCAGATACCGTCTTTAAACTGACCAAGTAAGTCTGGGTACATTTTAGCAAGGCGAGGTAGCAGCACCATCAACGTGGCTACTGTGTTAGCAATGGTCTCTGACTTTCCAGATTGGCGAGCCGCAAGGGCTGTAATTTCTTCGCCGTCATTAATGATTACCGATTCCATAATGCGCCGTGCAAGGGGAAGTTGGTAAGGGTGTAGGGAGTGACCTACAAGGGCATCCATAAACTCGAGCATATTATCAATAAGTTTATTTACAAACTCTCTAGATAGCTCGTCCATCTCCTCTTCTTCAACGGTTTCCTCAGTAACCATGCCGTCAAGGAACTCATCCTCAGAGTCCTCTTCATAGAAAAGGTGTGTTGTTTCGCTCATGTATATTCCAAACTAATAAACCCGATATGTATAGGGTACAGGAATAAAAGAGCTCTAGCGTGTAAGAATAGAGTAAAAACACGCTAGAGCTCAGTTGCCACCTTAGGAGAGGTAAAGAAGAGAGGCTTATTTACTATATCATAGAACGCTTATTTATCTCGACTGCTAAAGCATGAATAGCCTCGGCCCCAAGAGTTACGTCCTGCAAGCTTATTACGTCTAACTTATTTTTTTGATAATTAACAAGTGCGCGGTTAGTCTCAGAAATTGCTTGTTCTAACCACATAGTTAAATCTGGAGTAGCGACTTTAGCTACTCTTTTGGCTACTTTCTCAGAAAATGGTTTGTCCCAGTTTTCTTTTTTAACCCAAAATTTTAATCCCATTCTAATAACTCCTCTATTGATACGTCTAGTTCTCTTCCCCAGAGCGCCGCAGTAAGCGCTTCATCTTCGTCTTGAGGGGCTCCAAATATCCCAACAACCAAGCCAGGCTTAGTGAAAGGTAGTCTAAAAACAAGGCAACTGCCTCTGCGAAACGGCTCATCAATTTCATGTGTCCAACCTTTTTCTACGATAGGTAATGCGTGTCTATGCGGGTATTTAATTATTTGTCCGTATAGCGGTCCAATGTTAATCAATTATAGTCCTTACTGTCAATAGTCCAACTAGTCTTTGTAAGGTCCCACAGTTTAGAACGTGGGTTGCTTGTAGACTGCCCACCCCAACTCATAAGCTGTTTACGACGAGAGGCTCTAACAATACTGTTGTACTGTGCACGAGCCCTAGTGTTCATAGAGTCCATATCAGCCGTTCCCTTACTATGCCAGTTGTCTAACCCAGACTCCCTCAAATAAACTCCTTTTGAAGGTGCGTCTTTAAATTGCTCCCACATGTCTTCGGGAACGTCATAATAGTTATACCACGTACCATCCGAGTTTTGCGAATCGGGTCTAAAAACCACTGTCATAGTCATACTAGCCGCGTCATACCCAGCCGCAATGGTTCTAGGGCGAGCAGGGTTAGTTGTAGACGTGCTTCTAAGCTCAAGTTTTACAGGGCCACTTTGTTGGTCTTCTTCATCAAGGTCAATAATTTCTATTGACTCATCGTAGTTAAGGTCAGCCTCTAATTCTTTTGGGTCGTATACCATTACAAATCACATTCGTGTAGGTCTAGCTCGTCTTCTTTAACCCGCTCATGGCAGTCATAGCACCGATACCACTTAGGAGGTTCAAAGTTATTTTGGACAGTAGCGCCCATAGGGAAGTTTTCCCCGTCTTCGCCAAAAGCTTGCTCGTACTCGTAATTGATTGGTTCTTGTCTAAATAGCTCAGCAGGAAACGGCCCACGAGGAGCATGGACTCTATCAGGCACAGGATGGCCTTGGAATGTTTGGATTGTTCTAATTACGTGCATAGTCTAAGAATAGCAAAAGGGAGGGCACTTGGCCCCCCCTTAAACTTTAAGCAATATTTCTTAGCCGTTGGTTTCAGCTTTCTTTGCTTCATCAACAACTTCTTTAGCAAGTTTTGCAAGCTCTGGGGGAGCCGCGTTGATGCCGTAAGAAAGGGCTGCTGGGTTTAGAGCAACAATTGCTGGTCCAAACGCACCAACAAGAGCAGCAATAAACAGCTCACGTGGTTCAGTTTTTTCCATAGCAATGGCAGCGCCAATAGCCGCAATAGCGGTATAAACGTAATGCTTAGCGATAGTTAAGTACTTTACTTTTTGTGCGTCAGTCATAAGTCTCCTAATGTAGATGGGTTGCACTAGGAAAAAGTCTAGCACAACAAAAAAACGGGCACAAGGCCCGTTTAATTTGTAGCTAATTAGCTAAGGTGATTATCGGAGGTAATTGTATGACCATCTTCGTCATACAAAAGCTCTTCTGCCTTATCAGCAAGTTCTGCGGTAGAAACAGCTTCTACTTCTTCATCTTTAATTTTGCTAAACGCAGAGTTAATTTCGGCGTCTGTTAAATTACCGTCTTTTAGGAAAGCGCGGGCTAAATCTTCAGAAACTACGGCTACTGCCATGATTGCAGCAAGGGCTGCAGTTTTCCAAGTCTCAAGACCTATAATTGAGCCAGCACCAATTGTTCCAAGCGCTGTTGCAATAACTACTGCAATCATACGTGTTGAAATATCTTTCATTTTTTTCATTTTATACCTCTCCTAAGGTTATTCATCGTCTAGATGTTGTTCAAACTTGCCTTCAAGTTTGCTTACTTTTAGTTCTATTCGGTTAATAGCGTCTCTCATGCTAGAGCCGCCATTTGGCCTGTATTGCTCTTCTAGTTTTTCTAAACGAGCAATAATTTTGTTAAAAAATCTTAACCCGCCATAAACAATGGCTGATATTTGGATTCCTGCAAGTATTATTGCAAGCCAAGAATTTAAGTTGTCAGTTGACATAAATTGGATACCCTAAGGGTGGTAGTTTACAAGACGAAAACGTAGAGTTATACAAATAAAATCACTATGAATAGTTTTACACAAAATACTTTTTTTGTCTGCTGCAACTTGCTTTTGTCAGTAATGTCATGTATATTTTAACTATAACTTTATGGAGGACTAATGGCTACTGCCCCGTATTTTGACGGAACTCAACCTTGTATGAAAACTGACCCAGAAGTGTTTTTTCCCGAGTTGTCCGCCCGACCAACAGCAGAAGACAAAAGGTACTACGCCATTGCTGTGAACCAAGCAAAAGCAATTTGTAACCCGTGCCCATTTATTGACGCTTGTTTAACTTACGCGTTATACAACGATGTAACAGGCGTTTGGGGCGCGACTGTGGATAGTGACAGAAGTTCTATCCGTAAAATAAAGAAAATTTCTCCACCCAAGCCGATGTCTATGGTTACAGCTTCTTGGGTTAACCATAAATAAAAAAGCCCCCCTTGCGGGGGGCCTTTCTATTTTGGTACTTAGATGCCGTAGTTGCGGGTAAAACCAACAACAGTTGCAGTAGTAGCGCCAGCCGCTGGGGACTGAGCAGAAACTACAGTGTTCTTTGGACGGAATACAAGTGCAGTAGCACCAACAGTTCCTGTGCAGCCAGATGCCAAAACCGTGAAGCTAACAGTGCTTGGTAGTGCAGAAACAACTGCATCACCAATGTTAAGCGTGGTATTGGAAGAGCCGCTCAAGTTAACAGTATCGCCAACCGATAGGTTGTGTGCGGTACCTGAAGTAACTGTAAGGGTTGTAGTTGTTGTAGCAACCGTAGTAGCAGTAATATCAGATGAGAACTGGATAAAACCAGTTGTCTGACCAGCAGCGCGAATTTTTTGAATTGCGTTGGTGGTGGTGAGACCAATGATACTAGGTGTGGTGTAGCTTGGGGTGAAGTCAGGGTAGCCACGTTCTGAGTTTGCAACTCGGTCATGGTTATCCAATGATGGGTCCAAGTTACCTGATGGGTAAGCGTAGGTTGAAGCCCAAGCCTTGTCACCAGCAACAATAGCAGTACCTGTAAAGGTTCCACTGTTCTTAACAACCTGACCAGCAGCAGTTACCGCAGTGGTGGTGGTATTAGCAATTGTGAACGAGTTAGCAGTTGGAGCTGGGCTAGTGATAACCGACCCATTTACAACGTTGTAACCAGCTGGAGCCATACCAGTGATGGTTACCTTGTCGTTAATTGCAAGACCATGTGCGGAATCGGTGTAGTAAGTTACGTTAGTTCCGTCACCAACTAAACCAGTACCATCAGATTTTGTGACTTTAAGTACCTTAAATGATGGGACCTTGATAGCAACCGTCTTTGAGTCAACAACAGTTGCAATACCTGCGATGTTGTAGTTACCATTGCTTGCACCAGTGATTGCAATGTTTTCACCTGTGCTTAGGCCGTGTGCCTGCTGAGTTACGTACTGGTTGCTAGTTGAGGCCGAGAAGGTCAAAACAGCAGCAGATGCAACAGCGGTTGATAGTGCAGGGTTAACAGTGATTGTTCCTGAACCAATTGCAGTAATAACTGTTCCAGAAAGGACAGTTGCTACAGTTGCGCTAACGCCCATGCCAACAACAAGACCAGAAGTGGAGTTAACACCAACGGAAGTAGCAGCAGCAGCGGTAGTTGATGTAGTGGTTGAGGTCGAACCAGCGTAAGCAACAGCGCCAACAGCAGAGGAGATAACTTTAGCTCCACCAATAACAGCCTGAGATACGATAGCGCCATTAGTGTATGAAGTTACAGCATCGGTTATTGTGCTATTGAATACAATTGTAGTTGCGCTTGTGGAAGCAATAACATTTTCAAAGTTGTATGCGTCTGAGTTGTAAGAACCTGACTTAATACCTTGAATTGATACGCGCTGACCTGCTACAAGACCGTGGCCTGAGCCAACAGTGAATGTAACCTGGTTACCATTAGCAGAAACGCCTGTGATAGCAACATTTGCGGCACGGTCTTCGTTGTTCTGAATTGGGAATGAGTTACCCCATTCGCGGGCAATAACAACGTTGGTTTGAGCGTTAGTTGGCAACCAAGTCTTGTCCCACGGTGCGTTTGAATCAAGGGTGTCATTAACAACAGTACCTGTTGCAACGGATGCAGTAGCGACTACTGAAGGCGCTTTTACCTGAAAAGTGTTTGTGCCAGTTACAGCGGAAACAACAGCAGGTGTTCCAAAGCCAAGAATAGTTGCGCTAGGAGCAGTAGCACCGTAAGCGTAAGAATCTGGATTGAAGTTGAATGATGCAGAGCCAGTACCATAAATAACTACTGGAGAGCCTACTTTTAGGTTATGAGCACCTGTAGTAGTGTACGACAAAGTCGTGGTGTTGTCAGCAGACGCAGCAGACACAGGAAGTGTATGCAGTGGGTCTGTAACGGGAAGATTGCTCGTTGTGTACGAGCCTGTATCGCGTGCCATGGGGCATCCTTAGGGTTGAAGGGATTTATTTTGTGCTTGACGGAGACTATGGTCTACACAAGTGTTAAAGAAATCAAGAAACAGATATTAGGCCTGCAACCGCTCGGGTGTCAGCCTTACCAGTTTAACTGAGATTAAACTAGGCCACTGTCTAAACTATTTACCCTTTGGATGGGGATTTTTCTTATGCCAGTCCTTGGTAGCTTTTACGCCACTCTTGACGGTCTTAACGCCAGCTTTGTCAGTCAAATTAATCTTGTCGTATTTGCCGTTTTCTTTTTTAGAGCCAGCATGGTTAACAACAACGTCGCCGTCTTTTTCTTTGTAGACACGGTGAACTTTGCCAGATACTTTAAGCGTAGCTGGCTTGTCCTTTTTCTTGGCAGCCATTACTTTTTCTTTTTCTTAGCGGCGTTCATGTTATCCACTAGATTAGGGTAAGGACGACCTGCGGCTTTAGCCTTTGCTTTAGCAGAGGACTTTTGCTTAGGGGAAAGTTTCTTGTCTTTTTTAGTTGGGTCTGGTTTATCCCATACTTCTTTAGCCATTACCATTTCACCTTATTTGCCCAGTAAGCCGCAGACATTTTGCCCTTGGAAATGTTTTTTGCATGACGTGCTTTAAATGAATCATTGCGCTTAGAACCATCAGGGGAACCTTTTACGCCTTGTTGACCAAAACGAATGGTTTTAACCTGGTCGCCCTCTTTGGCAACTACAATGTGGGATTTCTTTGGGTGGTCAGGGGTAGCCTTAGGCTTATTGAATCCTGATACACCTGCACGCGCTAGACGTGGGTCTTTTTTGCTTTCAGCCATTTTTGCTCCTTATACTTGATGTTCGCCGTTTTGCCCTCTACCAGGATTACTGTAAGAGAACACAGACGGCACTTCTAAATTTTGTGGAAACTTGCGTAACCCAAAACGAGAGTCTTTAATTGTTAAAGACCTCGGTACAGACGTTTTAAACGTCTTTGCACGGCCTTTCATGGACTTATCCTACCCCACTGTGTAGATTCCGTAACAACGCCTCTAACGCCCCCTGTGACCTTCGTAACGGCATCTCTGAAGTCACGAGGACTAGCAGAAGCGCGTGCGTTAGCTTGAAATCTTTGCATAGATTGAGATTCCAATGTCGAGTTAGGCTGTGGAATGCCTTTAGCCTTTTTAGCAGCCATGTGACTAGAAAAGACTCATTTGTTGACCGCGATTATGAAAATTATCGGCCTGTTGGTCTTGGGTATCTTGTTGGTTCTGATAAGCGTCACGGTTGTCAACATTGCTTTCAAATGCACGTCTACCAAAGTTATAGCGTGTGTTACCTATAGTAGAAATTCGCCCATTATCGTCAGTAGTACTGTTTTCTGAAGTTAAAGTAGGGATTTCAGAGCCTAAAAACACATTGCGTGGTCCAGCAAATTGCTTCATTTGTTGTCCTTGTCCATGAGGATTATATTCAGTTTTTTTATCTTTTTTAGCTTTACTCTTTTTAACGTTTCCCCATCCACCAATACTACCAGAAGTGCCTTCTGCGCCTTTCCAAGAGCCACTAATTTCGCCTGTAATGTTTCCGCTATCGTCACGTACCGTTGCGGCCTCACGCTGAGCCGTCATCAGTGCTGCGGCATGCGCAGGAGCTTGAGAATTGTGCCAATCTCTAAGATTAGCGTTGTATTCCATAAGTTTGGCTTGGTTTTCAAAATCACCCTTGCGGCTTGCCCTTTTACCAGCTCTTTTAAGGGCACCTCCTACACGACTATTGACTTGACCTATATTGTAATTGGATATGCTGTGGTTTTCGGACAGTCCATGCCCACCAAATGCTTTTGCCATTATTTTTTACCAGCCCTTCGTTTGTTTTCTTTAGCAACGTTCTTAGAGTGACTCATTGCTTGTAAATTCTTTTGACCGTCATGGCCTTTACGACCACCGTTGTCCTTGTGGTCAACATCAGTGTCTTTAGATAGCTTTCCGTGCTTATCTTCGTAATCAACGCGTGCTTTGTTACTAGAAGTAGTTTTCCACTCGCCATTTACTTTTTTCTTGTAAACGTAGATAGGGCGTCCACCGTTTTCTTTAGACCCTTTGTAAGGACCAAACTTCTTTACGTTACTCACATTGCACCGCCAAGATTAGCCATTTACATCAAGTCCTAAGGCTCCAGCGCGCTTAGTGCTAGTAACCCCAGATGTAGGAGCAACGCTACCTAAACTTGAATTCATTGCTTCTGAAAGTGAACGGCTGCCACGGCTAGCGCCTGCGCCCACACCAGATGAGCCTGAAGAAGCTCTGCCAGAACTAGGGCTGTATGAACCTGTGCTCTTGCTAAGGTCATTTAAGTCGTAAAATTTGTTTTCGCTACGATTATAGCCTTGATTACTTACCCCTTTTTCGCTTCCGCCCCACGCGGGGTCAAACTGAAAACCTTTAAAAGCGATTGCTGGGGGAACACTAGTGCCGTTTAATGTCGTTTCAAAATCTAAATGAGGTCCTGTGGTATTTCCAGAGTCACCTAACCGCCCAATGACGTCATTAGCACCAACTTTGTCCCCCACTTTAAAATCACCAAATCCAGACAAGTGGTTATAGGCCCCTTGGCGCTTTTGACCAGTGCTGTCAAGGCCATAATCAATAATTACTCGGTTACCCCAAGCACCAGAATTATTTTCAATTCCTATAATGGTTCCGTTATAGGCAGCGGTTATGGGGTCGCCTAGTTTACCACTTATATCAGTGCCTTCATTTCGTTTAGATACGTATCCCTGGTTTAGGTTGGAAACTCCAAATTGTTGAGTTATTTTTCCGTTTGCAACTGGAAAACCAAACACTTCTGCTCCATCTTGTCTAGATGTAGCAGCACCTAAAGCGGATTGAGCCGCAAGAGGAGCTTGTCTAACAGAAGCTTGGGCTTTGTTGGCAAGACCACTCAAAGTAGAAGTAGCTCTTGAAATTATGCTTTTATTAGCCATTAGAATACTTTCTTTAAACTTACGTCTTGTTGGCCTACGCCACCCTTAAAGTCACCAACAATAGGAGGGTAAACTTTTGTGGTAATAGGACCTTCTGGTGGATTTGGGTCTCTAACAACTGGAGCTGGGGTAGTGCTAATAGAGCTGTTGTTGAATGGGTTTGTGACGTTATTAATTACAGGAGATATATCCTCAGCACGAGTTTGACCAATTCTATCTGCGGTACCTTGCATTGACGTTTTTGTGACTGCGTTAGCTACATTATTATTAATAATAGCAATGCTTGAATCTGGGATAGCACTAGAGGAATAGCCAGCAATAGAGGCGCCAACAGCTGACCCAGTTAATCTAGACGCTGCATCGCGTGCGGTTGCTCGGTTAGCTTTAGCTATGCTTGCACGGGCTACTGCTGCTCTTGCAGCGTTACTTGCGGCAAGGTTAGCTCTTGAACTAACAAATTGCTGAGTACTTAAGTTCATACCTGGTCCAGAACCGTATTCGCGGGTTATACGACCAATAGCAGAACGAGGAACAACACTAACGTCTTGAATAACGGCTCTTGCTCCTGCGTTTGCGGGGCTTGAAGTTGCTGCAGAAAGTCCAGCAGCTAAAGTGGCTTTTGTTTTTGTTGCGGCAGATGCACTCTGATTAAGTGGTTTAGTAGAAACTGGTAAAACAGAGGTTCCGCCTTGAAATTTAGCACTTGGGTCTGGAATATCAGCTATTCTAGAAACTTTGTTAGAAATAGCTTGCGTAGCTTTTGGAAGTACATATTTTCCAACAGCGGCTCCAGCAGCGGCGCCACCCACCATAAAAGCGGCGTTTTTGGCCTGTAGACCTCTATCAACTTTTCCAGTAACTGGGTCAACAAAAGGGTTAAGTTTATTTTTAGCTTCTGCAGAAATGGTTACTTGAGGTGACCTTGAGACCTCAACTCCAGAAGCAGTAAGTTTTTGATTTGCGTATCCTTGAGTAATACCTTGTGCTGCAGGCATTACAGCCATTTCGGTTAAAGGAGACATTGCGGCTTTACCGTAATCAGCAAAGAAATTACCAACTCTACTTGCTATAGACGGACCAGGAGTTACTCCAGTTCCACCGCTAATAAAGTTTTGGGTTCTGCCTTCACGAGCATTTGCGCTGTTAGCATCAACAGGCGCTGTTGCAAAACGAGGAACATCTGTTGCTTGAGCGCGTAGAGCGGCTGGAGGTGCTACAGGAGCGGCTTGAGGCGCTGCTACAGGAGCGGAGGCTGGAGCGGCTACAGAAGGCGTAGAAGTTCGGTTTTCACGAACATTAGGGGCAGCTGCTACTGGTTTAGGTGGGGCTGCTGCTACAGGAGTTTTGCGTAGACTATCTGAGTACTCGCTCATTACATACCCGTTCCTAGTATTACGTCACGAGCAGCTTCACTCGTGCTGTAGCGTTGATAAGAAGGACGCGGTCCAGAGAACATACCAACATTGTTATTTCTAAATTGTACATTGGCATTACGGGGTATTTGCCCTAAAGGTTTAGCCATTGCAGGCTTTACTTTTTTTGCTGCGGGTTTAGCCATTAAAGTTACTTCTTTTCTTCTCGACTAGCTTCCCAAGCCTCGGTCCAACCGTCAGAGCCTGGTCGGCGCCATTTTAAGTGTGCGTTAGCTTTTTCGTCTTTAGTGCGCATGTCAATGTAGTTTTCATGCCATGGGTCACAATGGCGACAGTCTTGCTGAGCGCCCATCATTTCGTCGCGGTGCATACCGCTAATGTGTTCAGGTCCGAGGTTTCTAGCCATGTCAGCTCCTAATAAGTCTATTTCTATAGTACATTAGGGGGTTGAATTAATCACGGTTATCATATGGATTTTCCATGTGTCGAACTGGAACCCATTTATCTGGAGCGTAGTGATAGGCAGAAATTACTCTATGGTGACCGTTCATTACAAAATCTTTACTTAAAGTGACAGGATTTTTAACGCCTTCTTTTTTAATACTATCCGCTAAACCCGATGCTTTTGCTGACTGTAACTTTTTATCCCAAACAACCTCGGGGTCGCTAGTAATCTCTGTCCTACCAAAACCTGTTTCATGCTCTACTTCATCCCAATTATCTCTGGTATCCATAATTTCACTAGGTTTCATAAACATAGGGAGCTGCTCAAATTGAGTGCCAGGTTGTACAGCCATTACTTTACCTTGAGTTCTTAGGCTTAGGCTCTACTTTACGTCCAGCAGCACGCATAACATCACCGCCAGTAAATGATGAGCCTGGAGCTATACTTTTTGGAACAGTGTATTTATTATTATCAGGATGTTTGTTGGTGTTGACTGAAATATGTTTTGCCACTTCAGCCTGACTCTTAAGCCACGGATCGTGTCGGCCTGCAGGACTCGCACCAGCAGTAGTGTACCCGTTAGCCCATGTTGCTAAACTGCGACCTTTAGGCATTCCTGAACCAATAGCAGCAAATCCAGCGTAAGAACCTGCGCTATCAAGGTTACGTTTAACATCACGGGGGTCGGCTACGTAATTGTCTGTTGCGTACTTATCTGCGTAACCCTCGTCATGACCATTTTCAAACAACTGTAATTTTGAAGGTGAATGAATACCAGCAGTTGTCCATCCTGCTTCCATTGCATATTTTGTAGCACCTGTTAGGTTATCGTAATCATGACCTATCTCATGAATAAGTGAACTTCCAGCAGGAAACTCTTGCACAGATTTTTCAGGAAACAACGTATCTGGTTGGACGTGAATTTTACGCTTGCTGCTAGAATTTTTATAACTACTGTACATCCCTGCTGAAGAAATTCGTTCAGTAGAAGTAATGCTTAATGGCGATGTTTCTACACTACGATTCATGCCCAAGTTATTAAAATCGCCTGTAGGTGTTGGCAAACGTGTTACATCAACTTTAGAACGGGCAATAATTTCACGAGTACGTGCTTTTTCATGTTCAGGGTGGTGTCGAATTCCTTTACGGGAACTAGCAGCATTAGTAATGCGGGTCATTGCATCCGCAGGAGAATCGGATTTAATTTGAATTTTATTTGAGGTCTCTGCTTCACGAACTTCACGCATCTGCTCAGGTGTATGCCCCCGAGGGTAGCCTTCAGAGTCACCTAACTTGCGGTAAATAGTAGCTCCGCCACCAGTCAAAGGAGCAGGAGTCATACGAAGAATGGTGTTTTCGCCTCCACCAACTTTACCTATGTTACGTACGGGAGTCGTTTGAGTCTTTGGTACGTTTTTTGACGCTAAATTAATGTTCTCAGGGTTTTGAGCCCATTCCCCTCCCACACCTGTGTCAGGGAACTGTTTTCCGCGCTGTGCTGGCATTATGCGTCCTCTAATTCACGTTCACGACGATGGCGATGTGGGCGAGTCCAAGGACTATCTTCTTCGTAGTCTTCTTCTTCTTCAGGATCGTTATTCATTTAGTACTCCTAATGGTGAAAGTGGTTATTGCCAATAGTGGTATGGTAAATACGCTCGTCCTCACGACCAGCATCACTTTCAGCGTGGGAGTCGTCATGAATAGCTTGTAAATCTGCAAGCGACATATCTGGATGCGTACTTTCAATATGAGCTAGAGATTCTAAGTGTGAACGGAGACCAGAAGCATCCCTTTTGTTAATAGGCGCAGTACGCAAGTGCTCATCCATTTGGCCTTGCAAACGTGCGGCGTTACTAATAGATTTCATTTCGCGAACATCTTCATGA